AGCCTGTAGAGTTACTGGACCTGCAGAACATTGTGCCCCGCCGCCTGATACTCCTCCCGTTGTTGCTGTATCTGTACTCTGGAAATAAAAATAATTCAATGGATCACTAACTAGTCCCAATGAATCAATTTTTCCAACTGTGATTGTAAATCCTTGTGATCTTGAAATATCTGTAACATTATCAAAAGATGGAACTGAATCAAATGAGTCTTCTCTAGAAGGTGTTCCCACTGTGTTAACTTGCGGCGGGCCTCTGAATCTTACAATGTTGCCAGTTGATCTTCCATGATTTTGTGAGAATACATTTATATAAGTGTTACCGGCATATTTAATTGTTGAAAAAGGATTAGGTGTTAATTCAATAATTACTGGTGGTTCTATTCTATCTGGATGTGCATATCTTAAACCCTGTGGATCAGCTGTAGTTGGTTTTGGTTCTAATTGAGGTTGTTTTGGTTCGTATTCAGAAATATGTACCCATGATCCATTCCATTCTTGAACCATTTCTTGATATGGAAATCTCTGACCAGATCGGTCAGAAATCATATATGAATATTTTCCTCTAGATAGATTAGACATTTGGATAATAAGTTTTTGGTGTTATAAATGAACTTGAAGAAGATCCATCAGTTTCTAATGCTCTCTTTAATTCATCTTCGTATAATAATTTTAATCCTTCTGTTCTTTGTGGAGCAAGTTTAAGTGATACATAATAAGCAAGTCCCGCGCACATGCATGGAACAAATCTGTATGGAACATCTGTTGCATTTGTATAAGCTCCAACATCTTGAATTCTTTTTGCATAGTAATATTGAATTACATTATTTACCTGATCTGTCCCTGGAGTTAAATATAAAGTGATTGTAATTTTATCTATAAATCTTTGAACGTAATATTGTGTAGGTTGACCTGTTGCAAATTTAGAAGATAGTCCGCTATATGCTGATCTATTAATTTTTGTAAGTGGAAAATCAACGACAGGAACTTGTTCTGTGTTTCTATAAACCATTTCTAAAATATCATCAGGTCCATAAGTAATAGAATTGTAATCATACACAGCAGTATTATCTGCGTGAATTGCAGCAGTTGTACCGTTAGCTCCTCTAGTACATCCTGTAATAGTCATGGAATCTGTATCTGTACCAGTGTAAGTAATTTGCTCAGTTCCAATTAATAAAGTACCTGTTTCTGGAAATTGCCAAACTGAATCTAATGTGATTGTTGTAGCAGATGCTGTAATTGCACCATCTAAATAACTAAATGTACCATCAGAAGTACCATCAGCAGCTGATCTATAAATTGTATAAGTGCTTTGATTGTTTACCATGGAAATAGTATTACTTGCTACTTCCCAATAATGAAGACCTCTGTTAGCCCACTCTTGAAACATGATATTTAGAGATCTTCTTGTAGATTCTAAATCTTGTCCAGTTCTTGGAGCGGACATACCAATTCTTTCGTAAGCCTCTTCTATAATTTTATCTATATAAAAGGTCTTTTCAAAAGTTGTAGTTCCAGAAGTAGTGTTAGCCATTTAGCTTCTCCTACGCTGTTAATCCAGGTCCAGAATATTTATCTGTTAGTAATGTAACTGCCTTAATATTAGTAAGGGTAGAAACATAAATACCTTTTGGAAAAGGAATTCCGTCTTCCGGAAAATTTAAATTAATAACATCACCAGTTGGAACATCTGCTGTAAACAAATTTGCCCCTGATTGACTTGTAGTTGTTAATTTTACAATTCCAACTCCTGAACTATTTGATGCAATAATAATTCCTCTCAATCTCACTGGAGGTGCTACTACTGCAGTAGAAGTACTTGCTGTAAATCTAGTTGCTTGTATATCGCCTTTAAAACCCATTTTTTTCTCCTTGTATTAAGAGCTCCCGAAGGAGCTCTTAAAAATTAATTATTATCCACCAACAACGTTAGTACCTGGAGAGTTTAATTGTTTCCAAGTTGTTCCGTTTGAAAATGCATAACCAGATACGTTAGATGCTGTAAGATTATTTACAAACACCATTGCAGCTTTGTTTTCAGTTGCAAGTAATTTAGTTCCTGCTTCTGGTCCAGATGCAATTGTAAGTGTTGTAACATTCGTTACTGAAAAAGCTATGCTTCCACCTTGTTCTGTATCATTTTCCCTTGTCGCTTGAGCGTTAGGATTTGGTCCACCGATTAATCCACCGATTGATACCACTGGTCCTGTAAAGGTTGTATTTGCCATAAGTATGTTCTCCTAGTTATTCCAATATCGTCTCTAGGCCGTCGACTATACGCGTCGATAATGGAAAGTTAATGTATAGTAACTTAAATATAACTTAATTTATTGAATAGCGCAAGGGATACCTGCATCGAAAAACTACTTTTCGGATATAAATAGCTAGTTTTTAGCTAGCTACAGAAAACTCAGGAGCAGCCATTTCTACTTTAATCTGTCTTGTAGCTATTTCAGCTTCAGACATTTTAATTTGGTTAATGATTTCACGAATCTTTTCGTCAATCCTAACCATATCAAGAGTATATCTTCCCTCTTGAACGTAGTGTTGCTCCCAATCAAGTTCTAATGCTCTCTTCTTTGTGTAAAGAGCTTGAACTGATATCATCTACAACCTCCTCATAGGTTATCCAGCATTTAGATGTTGAAAACATCCTTTTGCTGTCTTTAAGTAATATACCTTTTTTTCCTATTTTGTCAAGGATAGCTCTCTCTATACTTTCTGCACTATCTTCAGCTTCAATGTTAAAATCAGCCATGTGACCATAAGCTCTAATTTTTACTTGAAACATTTTTGTCATAATTCGTTCTTTCTAACATATTAATGGGGTGAGATATACCCACCCCATTAAATAAAAAATGCTTATATATTAAGCACCTGGTGAGCCAAACAAACCTCTAGGGTCAGACCAGCCGAAGCTGTATCTTTCTCTAGCTTTGTATCTAACGTTACCAGTATCAAAATCACCTTCCATAGACGTTTTGATAGCTGCTCTTACGAACATCTTCATTCCGTTTGGAACATCAGTTTTGATAAAGAATGCATCAGAGTCTGTTAGGAAGTTGTTAACCACATAACCTTGTGGAATCATTCCTAAAGATTTGATTGCATTGATATCGTTATTAGCAGTACCAGTTCTACCAGCAGATGCCATTAATCTCTCAGCTGTGAATTGTAATTCACTTGGGATAATTAATTTAACACCTCTTGCAGCAATCTTTAAACCACGTTCATCAGTGAATGCATTGATATCAATCAATGATTGTTCTAATGAAGTTTCGTTTAAGTCAGCAGCAGTTGCTAATTCATTTCTAAATGAACCAGCAATAGTAGGGTGAGCTTGGTCTAATAAAGGTTGACCATCTCCACCTGGGAACGAGCTTGAAAACGCATTGTTTAATACGTTTGCAGCTGTTACTTGCTTAGTGTTTGCCATAGATCTTGCTAAAGCTTTTGTATATCTAGACGCTAGTCTGTCATACAAGTTATCTTCAATCGCTTCTTCAGTGATTGAGAAAGCAAGAGCTATAGTGTTATGCGTATATCTAGCAGTGAAAGTTTCTTGAGCATTGTCAAATGTAACGCCAGAACCTTCTGGTTTAATTTGAGCATTTGCGAAACCTGATAACATAACTTCTTCTTCAAAAGCTCTGTCAGAAGTTTCAGTATCAAATATTTCAAGATGCTGATTTTCATAACGTTTGTACTCCAGGCCGAATAAAGCATTCAATCCTGGTTCTAGTTCTTTAACTAGTTGTCCTCTTGATATAGCCATATTCTTATACTCCTGTTGTTCTGTTAGTTAATAGATGGTTAGCAATTCTAACTACCCAAACAACGTGTGATTGAGTTATAGCATTGTCACCACTATCTTTTGTAGCACCTAAGATCTGTAACTGATTAGTTGTTGTGCTTAAAGTAGCATCATTTAATCTAGTTCTAGATACATAGTTTGCCGAGTCTCCAGCCAAATAAGTGATGTTCGCTAAATTGAAAACATCTGTTTGAGCCGAAGCTGCTGTATTATTAGATCTGATCTCAAATCTTTCATAAGGATCGTCACTTACGAATGCAACAATATCACTTGCCGCAACCGCAGGAACATAATTCCTCCATGTTGGTTTTTGAGTCGTTGGATCAGTGTAGAAAGATCCGTTAAGTGAACCTAATAGTGTATTTCCAGCTGCTGCAACTGCTATAGTTCCAGAGTCCACTGCTTTCACAGCGTCATTGAAATATATAATAGTTGGGCTAGTTGCCACACTATATTCACTTAAACCTTGGTTATCTCTATTCTGACCAACTTTACCAATTGGTCGTAGGCCGAAACCTACTGAGCTTCTATTAGCCATAGTTTTTTCCTTGTTTAAGTTTATTTAACTCGTTGGTATTACCAAAAAATTACTTTTTGTTCGTACCACCGAAAGTTACACGAGTCTGCCTCTCACTATTGATTGGCATACTTTTGTGTTGATCCTTATACAAATCGTTTTCAATTGCTTCTTCGCGTGCTTCTATTTGTTTTCTAAAGTAAGCTTCGCGAGATTTTGCGATTTCTTCGGGTATCCTTGCCAACACAAGGCCACCAACTCCGATCACACCTGCGTATTTGCCGTCTTTAACAACTGGAAATTGTGATTCAGGATATTCGTCAGCTCTCACTAACTCCCAACCTGATCTCATTTTACCTGACATGTTTTTAGTGTCGTCAAACCCTAAAACTTCAGTTCTTATCCAACGATGTCTAAAGCCTGCTGGCGCTGGCGGTGCATCTAAAGATGATGGTGGAGTCCAAGTTGTAGGTCTCTTTTCAGCAGTCCTAGTTTGGCTCGCACGTGGGGTCTTAATGTTTTCTTTTGTCATATGCCTATACCTCCTTCGTGATATTTAATTGTTTCGCATATTCTTCCAATGGCACTCCTAATTTTTTAGCGATAGCAACTTGAGAAGGGGTGAGTCTCACAGTTTTGCGGCCTGGTTTTGTACTTCGCTTCGCTGAAGCTACTGTTTGTACAGGTTTAGCCGATTCCGTAGTTGCATTCTTATCAAATTTATGGGGAAACTCAAGTCTTATTCTTTTATCAATTTCCGCATAATATTCGTCGCTTTGAGCATCATAACCTTCTTCATCTATAAGAGTTTTATGAATGTCAAAAGCCGTATAAGTCATAGCTTTATCTGTTCCAAACCATTTATTTCTACCTGCCCAAGATTCTGCTCTTGGATCAGCTGTAGATTGTCTTTCTGGAACTCTAACATCTGCTATGTTTTTTACTGGCTGTTCTTTTGCAAGATTTTCTGAATTAGATTTAACTTCTTGTAATCTAGCTTCCTCATAACCTAATCTTGCTATTTCTTTAGCTACTTCAACTTCAGCATTATAATCGTTTGCTTCTCTAGCAACAGCTAATTTACCTTTAGCTGCTTCTAATGCTGATGCAATTTTAGCTTCTCTATCTTTAATCGATACAGTTTCTAAAGTGCTAAACTTTTTAGTTAAAGCTTCTTTTTCTGCTTTAACAGATTGAGCATAAGTTAGAGCTTCTTCTCTTTGACGCTCTGCTTCTCTCATTTTTTTAGTTAGTTTTGCAATTCTTCTTTGCACACTTTCGCTGTAATCTTCTAATTCGTCTTTCTTAACTTCTTGCTTCTTGTCTCCCGTCTCTAGCTTCGTGTCGCTGGCTTCTGGGGACTTGGCTTCTTTTGGTTCTTCTTTTACTTCTTTAACAGTTTCTTCTTTTACTTCAAATTCAGGTTCTGGTGTAGATTCATCTTTTAACTCTACATCCACTTCTGGTCCTGAAGTATCGATATCAACTGTCTTTGCGTTTTTATCTTCTGGCATAGTTTCCTCCTATGTTTATATATAGTGAAGTACATCTTCGGGATTTTTAATTGTCCCTAAAACTTCATCGTCATTTAATAGACGAACTTCACCGCCTTCGATTGGAAGTCTTGATCCCGCGTAACGCGCGAAAATAACCCAATCTTTTTCTTTGCACCATGGGCCTGTTGGATATTTTTCTTTATCCAAATAAGCTAACGGTCCAATCTTTAAAACATAACCGCAGTTTGTTGCGATTCGTGCTTTATCTAAAGATTCCTGTGATATAATTAATCCACCAGATGTTTTATCTTTTGGTGTAAATGGTAATACTAATAATCTCCAACCACTTGGTGTTGGTAAACTATCTATTAAAGATTCAGTAACATTTTCTGCTCTGACTGTTTTATCTTCAACTTTTTTATCTTCTTCTTTATACTTATCTTCAAGACCTAGGTTTATCTTTGGTACTTCCTTTTCCGAGGTCGATAACGTTTCCTTTATCATCTTTTTTTGCTCCTTCATTTAGCAGGTTAGAGATTTCCTGAATTATTGTTTGGTAGGCATTTGCCTGTCCTTGCATATACTTGTATTTTTCCATACTGTCAACTGCTCCTGATATCATAGAGTCTCCAATATTTTGGTAAGATTCTTTGATAAATTTTTGTAGTCTAGTAATGAATGTTACTGCGTCCATAGTCTTTCTCCTTTGTTGGTTATATTAACAGTTCCACTTTCTAAGTGACTTATTAATTCTTGAATTCGGATCTCTTGCTGTTTTTGCAGAGGTTAATCTTTTCTTCATACCAGACATTCTAGCACAAAAAGACTTTCTTCTATTAGCAGCTTTTGAACCTTTTTTTAACTTACTAGGTTTTGTTGTTACTGCCATTGATAATTTAGAACCAGGATTAGCAGCTCTATAAGATGCAATACCTTTTCTATTTAATCCACCAGATTCTGATTTACCTTCTTTGCGTTGCCATGCAGGAGTA